TTACAGTTTTAACAATGATAAAAGAATATCTTCCAAAAGTAGGAATAAAAATGATTTCTAAACTGAATAATAAAATTATTATTCAAAATAACGAAAAAATACATTTGTTTTCATTAAAGACTGAAGAGGATTCAAATAGACTAATAGACACTCTATCAGAATATATGATTAACCAAGAAAGGATTGATTGTATATTAATTAAAGATGGGTCAAAAGAACAAAAAAAATACATGTATGATCTTTTAAATAAGAATGGTTATGATAAATCAATTCTTTACCGTAAGTTTACCACTTATAAAAGATTTTAATTTACCAAAAATACTAATTTTTACAGGTTCTTCTATTTTAAATGTATTTTCTAAAATAAAAACAACTTCAATTCCTGATAAATCAATTTTAAACTGATTAAATCCACTATCTATATGTCTAAAATTAGACTGTACTTTTTTAAAATCTTCATAATTTAATTCAAAAACAATAAACGATTTTCCATTTGGGAATAATGTTTGAATTCCATCGGTTATCAATGCCAATTTTTCTATTACCCCATCAACACTTTTTTGATTTTTTCCCATAATGTTAATTTTATTTCTTTTTGGTTTAAGACAATATCTTCTTTTTTTATTTTTTTAATCTGTTCAATAAACCGATTTTTTTCATTATTTAAATTAAGAACATCTTTTTCAATTTCATTATTTAACCACTGTTGGGTTTTCTCCGGATGGCTTAATAGTTTCTTCTTTGTCATCTAATTCAATTTTATTTTCAGTAATTTCAAATTTTAATGCTTGTAAATTATTTAAATTTTCTTTTTCAAACATTTTTTTTAATTCATCAACTTTTATTTGGAATAATCTTTCTTTTTCTTCTCTTTCTTTATTATATGCAATAATATTTTTTATGTTAAAGATTGTTTCATCGACTAACTTTTCACTAAACTCAGAAACAAATGAAAAGGATCTATGTCCTGTGTTTGATTTCTGATTTTCAATTACTTTTTCTTCGTTAACAAATTTTTTGGGTAATTTCCATGTATCCGGAAATTCAATATCAAAAGATAAATATGATTTTAGTTTCCTAACTGATTGTAGATACGGAAAAAGTATTGTAAATTCTTTATATATGCTCATTTATACTTGTATTAAATACGTTATTAAATAACTTAATGATAAACCATTGAATAAAATTTCCCTATTACTTAAAACCATTTTTTCTGGTTTTGTTTGTAATAGGGAAATAATAAATTTTAATGCTGTTCTCACCAATAAAATTGTTGAGAATATAAAAACAAATAAATATATTGTTTCTATATTAGTCATTTTTTTTTGTCTCCAAAATTTCTCCACGAAGAGTTTGTAATAATGCTTTTAATTCTTGTGATGTTTTTCTAGCTCTTGTTCCAGCGCTTTTATTTCCACCAAAAAATTTAGTTACATTAAGATTTAATTCTTCATTTAGAGAATTGATTTTTTCTAAAGTTTTCATTTTTTAAATTAATAATAGTTTATTTTTATATATTTAAGTTTAATAAAAAAAATGTTGTTTGTAAATACTACAGGACCATATTTTTATCTAATGACTTATAAATGTTTAATATTATATCTAAATCAGATTTGGTAAACGATTTTTTTCTATTAAATACATCATTAAAAAATGTTTCAATTGTTTTTTTCATTTTATCTTCTTTTTGATTATAAAACGTGTCCATAAAAAATTGATTAAAATAATCATAATGTTCTCCTTTATCTTTGAAGACTATGTTTTCTTTATTGAAATTATTAATGGTTTTATCCCAACACCAATCAAAGTGTTTTTGTTTGTCTTCATTTGACATAACAATTTTAGTTTCATTTATATTATCATCTTCCCCCAAATAAGTTTCAAGTATTAAATAATATAAAGAAAATGAAAAGTCATAATATAATTCCATTTTTTCAGAAATTATATTATTTATCCTGAACCAGATATCTACATCTTCAGGTTTAATTGGTTGGGTTATGTAGTTAAAAAAATTGTCCATAGGTATTAATCTATGGACAAATGATAATAAAAATTTTTTATATGTAAATTATTGGGTTTTTTGCTTATACCCCATTAATAATTTCATTCTATTAAACTCTTCAGTTAATTTTATTTGTGATTTATGATCAACACTTTCATTATTAAGTTTTAAACCTTTACCTGTCTCCTGACCTGGTTTATCACTAATAATTGGTTGTGGTGATTTATTATATGCCGCTCTTTTAGCTTTATTGTAAGCTCCTTTCTTACGGGTTTTATTTATATTTTTATTAATATCAGTTTCTTCAGAATTTGCCCACTCTTTATTATTTCCGGTTTTAGAAGATCCTTCAATATTATCGTCCATCCAATCTTCATTTGGATGCATTTCATCATAATCTAAAGTTTGCATTCCAGGTCTTAAATAATCATCAATAAATTCATTTCCATCATCAGATACTTCATAAGCCTTTTTTTCCATTTTTTCTAACTCACCGTTACCTTTTGGAAAATGTTTTGGGTTGGTATTAAATTTCTCTTTAGACCCACTTTTAGTATAATCTAACATTTTTTTAGAAAATTCTTTCATGTAATTTTCATTTTCTTTACCAGATCCTTTATGTGCCTTTTCATAAGCTTCCAAACCTGCTGGTGTTTTTCCTTTTTTTATATTACTTTTTTCTTTTTCTTCAATAATAATGTTTTCTATCAGATTAATAATCTCGTTTTCGGTAAACAATTCAGACCCATGACCAGAATTTAACCTATATAAAACATTATTATTTTCTTCCAAGGAAGAATTATCCGTATATTCTTTATTACCAAGTTTAAATTTTCCACCTTTTGGTGTTTGTCTTAATTTATTCGTGAATGAATTTCCTTCCGCAGTTTCATCTTCTTCCATGTAAGATTTATCACCACACTCCATACATTCACCTTTATTCTCTTTTGTCTCTCTTTTCTTTCTTAAGAGTGTAAAATCTTCTTTATCAATTCTATTATTTTTATTTTTATCTATATTTTTTTGTTTACCAAATAATCTTTCGGTTATTTCTTCAATATCAGAATCACTTAATTTATTATTATTTCTATAACTCTTACGAGTTTCTAAAACCTCACTATTTTCTTTATATCCACATGATTCACACGCTTCTCCTTCTCTCATTTCTCCACCGCATGATTCGCACATTTCTCCTTCTCTCATTTCTCCACTACATGTTTCACACATTTCTCCCTCTCTCATTTCTCCACCACATGATTCACACATTTCTCCTTCAACATAGTCAAATGAAGTTCCAGGTTTATTAAATTTTAATTTTTCCATTACTTCTTTTGCTTTATCCTCTAAAGTTTCATTAAGAATTTTTTTTAATAAAACATTATAATAATTGTTATTTTTCATTTTCTTGTTTATATATAAATATCAATGTTTATTCAATTTTTCCATTTCTAAATAAATTATATTTCTAACATAGTTTTCTGTTATTCCATAAGACTCACTTATATTTGTTATAACTCTTTTTAATCCTTTGTTTTCAAAAATTTTAAGTGCATTAATATCCCCTTGATTACAATAAGGAAACTTTTTACATTTTTTCTTAACTTGGACAAATTTACCTCCAGGAATTTGAGTGTTACGGCTTGGTCCCCAATCTTTTTTGTTGGTTGACTTCGCCCATATCGAGGGCCCTGAGTATTGACCTGATGATGCCGATCCTGTGGCTTCTTTTGTTTCTCTTCTACTTGGTCCGTTAGAATGTTTTTTGTCTTGACATTTACAGTTTTTCATATCACAAATAGGACACACACTTTCTTTCATTTCACGACCAAATAAAGGTGCCGAATAACCACCCGAACTACCTGATCCTGTCATCTCTTTAGTTTCTTCTTTTTTACTTTTAGTTATTTCTAATAATGAATGTAGAAAATCGTTAATATCTTCAGGATTTTCTAACATTTTTTTTAATTCGGTTCTTGTTTTACTTACTGACATTTTGTTTTTAACTAATGTTAGTATGTCATTTAAATTAGTTTTTTTATCTTTTAAATAATCTTGTGGTTTTGTTTTTTTCTTTTTTTCTTTTTCTTCTTCCATTGGTTGGAAGTTTTTTCTTTGTTTGGACAAGTCAACCCCATTTACCCCCAATCCGTTTGCGGCATTATTATATTCTTTATTAAACATGTTAATCATATCCATTATGAACTTTTAAATTTAGATTCCCAAAAATTTCTTTGTTGGTACATTATAGTATAAAACTCCCTAAACGATTTAATTATTAATTCTTTAACATCTTTCTCTAATTTACCTCGTTTCATCTCTTTAGAAATTCTTTCTAATAATTTATCTTCAAATTGTTTAGCTGTTGCCGACCCTAAAAAGTCTTTTATTTCTTTTTTTATTAATGATTCAATTTCTCTTTTATCCGATTGTGTTAGTGCCATTTTATTTTACTATTATCCCATATGTTAATCCTCCTATAATAGCTGAGGAAATAATCTGAATTATTGTATTTTTTCTTTTTAATTTTCTATTGTCTGATGTAAGATCTTTATTAATATTATCAACAATTTGAAATTTATCATTTGTTTTTTGAATAATTATTTCACTTGTTTTAAACTTTTCTTCCATTGTTATAATAATAGATTGTTGTACCTCAATTTTTTTATTTAACTCAACAACCTCATTTTTGGTTAATTTTAAAATCGCGGAAGTAGAATCCAATTTATTTAGATCCATCATGATCTGTTTTCCTACTTTATAAGGAATACATATTTCAGTAGTATCTTCTTTTTTTGTTGTTTGGGATAAAATAGAAACCCCAAAAAACACAAATAATATTAGTATTAAATTTTTCATGTTTTAAAAATTATATCTTAATCGTAATAAACTATCAATTTGTTTAGGGTTTGAGTTTTTAATTTCATTACCTTTTTGTTGGTAATAGTTATTAACAACTTCTTTTTTTATTTTAATATTAGATATTGTTGAATCAATTTTATGTATATCTTCATTATATTTTGTTATTTTTTCATCTAATTTTTTTTGATAGTTAATCATACTATCAATATCTTTATTAAGTTGTTCAATTTGTTTTTTATCCTCTTTTGACATTCCATTATCAACTTTTGTCATATCGTAAATAATTAAACCAATTAATATAATAACAAATGTTAATATAATGTATTTGAAGTTTTCATTTAAAAAATTTTTCATGTCTCACTTGTTTTTTTTCTTGATGAAACAATTTTAGACCATTTGGTTTTAAATTTTTCATAATATGTTTTTAATTTTAACGACATTTCACTAAATTCATCATCAAGTTTGGTCATAGTTCCATTTATATATACCCCATTTGTTTCTCCAATTGAAAAGAAAAAATCTAAATCTAATTCATTTATTTTTCCTGACCATTCAACATTTGTTGGATATAAATTTAATTTATTAAAGTCAACGATTTCGGTAACATCTTGTTTAAACTCATCCATACTTTCTTGAAAAGCGGACTTATCATCAGTTGTTAATTGTAAATCTGTTGTGTTTTTACTATGAATAACTAAAATCCCCCCCGATATTCTATATGCCTTTTTTTTATCTGATTTAACTTTATCAAATTCTTTATATTCATCTTCATCTTCATCTTTTTCCGCAGTTTCATACTTATCGTTTTGTATTTTATCCTCAATATCTGTCATTACATCTATTTTATTGTCAGGATCTTCAACAGGTTGTTCAATTAATAAACCATAATTTTTTTTAATACTCTTAATATCCTCAGTTAATTGGTTACCCCCAAGTAATTTTCTTGATGCTGATAATAATTTTTTTATTTCTTCGTAATTAGTCATTTTTTAAATATTTATTAAAAATTTCAAAATTAAAGGCCGGACTAACATCAGTAAAATCACTATCAAAATTACTTTTAGTTACAATACCTTCAAATTTTTCTATACCGTTTATTTTTGTATTATGTTCCACACTTTTTAATGGGATATTAGTTTCTTTGGTTAACTTAACACACAATTTTGAGGTTAAAATAATTTGTTCCTCAGGATATGGTTGCCAAAAAAAATAATCTCTCCATGTTTTATTAAAAACCTTTTGTTTATAAATATCACCAATCCAATTAATGTGATAATTTTTTAATGGTTCTTTTTCTAACCAACCTAAATTTTCCAAACAAACAATTACAGAGTTTCTGTTTATAGATGATGTTGTGTTATAATTAGTATATTCATCATTGTCCAATAACTGAAGAACTTTACCATCTCTTGTTACAATATAGTTAGGAATTTTATCATATTTACCATTATGTCTATATTTTAGTGATTGTAAAAAATCATTTATGTTTCTAGACGTATTAGTGAGTATAATTTGTGTTTTGTTTTTATTTTTTTTCTCTGATCTAAAATTTCCGTATTTTATTATTTCATCAATCATTTGTTTTAGTATATCTTAAAACTTTATTTTGTGTGGTTGTATTTACGGTGGTTAGTCCTGTACTACCATATTCTATATTTGATAATTCAATAATTTCAGGTTCGACTTGGGGGGTGACTTGGGGGGTATAATGTGTGGTATGATGTGTGGTATGATGTGTTAAATAACTTTCAGGAATCTCAATCTCATCATGTATGGTATCATGTATGGTATCATGTATGGTATCTTCTTTGTGAGGGACACCAGTGTCCCCCTCTAAATTTTCTGTGGATTTTAACAGAGGGACATCCGTGTCCCCCTGTGAATCTTCGTCTTTTCTTTTTCCTTTAAATGCTTGGTTTGTTGCAATAACTAACGTAATTGCTAATGGATCAAAAACAAAGATCAAAATTAAAATAAAAAGATTTGCGGTTCGTTTAATATCCCAATCAAGTAGTTCACTAACATACTTTAAAGCTCCCAACTCACTTCCCGAAATTTCTTTTGATTCCATGTTTAAGATATTAATATCAAGTTGGGTGATACTATCATTCATACTATCAATTCTTTTTGCTATTGTGTCTCTCCTTACTTGTGCTTGTGATAGTTGAGATTCAAATAATTTTCTATTACC